CCATTCAAAGACATGTTCCCAAAAGAAATGGGAAAACCTCAAATTGACGCATACCAGGACTTAGATCAATCTATTATGATGGATAATGAGGAACTTGAGGCTTTAAAGGGCCGTAAGGTTAAATTTTAATTAACTTTCTATTGCTCCAAAAATAGGAGCCTAGGAGTACCATGACTAGCTATGATCCTTTCTCAGATTTAGATTCCGGCGGTGGACTTGTCCGTAAACCATTCTTTTCTATTGATTTATCCAATGAAGATACTGTTCTTAACTGGCTCAAAGATGAATTAGTATTTCTAAAGAATTCTAATGAAACTAGAATGGCCAAAATACGCAATAACTATTTGCGTTACAAAGGTTATCAATACCTGAATTCAGTTTACTATCCTCGTGATGTTTTGGAAACGCAGAGACGATATACGCCTCAAATGGTATTGCCTTTGATTTCTGACGCAGTGGACGAAAAAGTAGCTCGTCTAATGGAATTTAAGCCTAATGTCGTGGTGATGCCTGTACACGATGAAGAGCGTGATAAAGTTGACGCAAAAGTGGCTAAGAGATTCCTAGATCACGTAGATTATGTTCAAAAATTAGATAAGAAATTTACTCAGGTTCTGAGAAACTCTAAGATCAGCGGCGAAATCTTTCATGTGGATTAGATGGAATCCTGACCTGGGCGAACAATTAGATGAAGTCAGCATTTTGGATAAGGCCACATCTTCTAATGAAAACAAAAATCCCATGGAATCTATTCGCCAGGGTGATGTGGAATGTCTTCGTAAAGGTCCAGAATATGTTCTTTATGAGCGCGCTGAATCTTGGGAAAAAGTTAATTACTGTTTTGTTATTGAATTAGATTACGTAGAGGCACTTAAGTTAGATTATCCTGACAAGGCTGATAAAATCAAAGAAGACGCTGACCTCAGAGTTTTTAATTATGATAAATTCGATGAAGAAACACTTTCTGGGATGCTCAGGAAAGTATATTTCTACCACAAAAAGACCAAATACTTACCTCAAGGATATGAAGCTATTTGGACCTCTTCTGCTTTATTAAAAACTGGTCCATTGTCATATAGTCATGGCGACCTTCCAATTGAACGCTTAGTTGATATTGAGAACGATTTAGAACTCCCTGGTCAGTCTTTCATAGATAAAGTTAAAACCATTGCGTCTCAAATTAACAACTCTTTAAACTCTGTAGTTAAGATGATGATGCTTGCTGGTTACGCAAAATGGTTCGTTGAAGGCGGAGCAGTTGATGACCAAGCCTTAAACAATGACGTTAATATCGTTAAAATTAAGCCAGGATATAAAGCCCCAGTCCTTGCTCAAGCCAATCCTGTCGGTGCCAATCAATGGCAGTTCATCGAAAAACTTCAGGAATGGTTCTATCAATTCGCAAAATCTAACTCAGTCGTGCGCGGTGAGCCACCTCCAGGGGTAGTTGCTTACGTTGCGATGCAATATTTGAGTGAATCAGAGTCTCGTCGTATTAACACAGAAGTGCAGCAATTAAACGCTTTTGTCAGATCTTGTTACGACAAGATTCTTAAAACCGCAGGACAGTTTTATAAACCTGATGAACCACGAACTATGATGATAATGGGTAAAGATAACCGCTGGGAAACTATGCCATTAGATGTATCAACGCTTTCTAAGCCTTATTCGGTCATGATCCAAAATACATCAGGTCTTTCAGACTCTAAAGCGGCTAGAACTCAGCAATTGATTGATCTAAATGCAGCCTTTCCTAATGCATTACCTGCTCAGCAAGTACTTGAGATGACAGGTCTTGGTCAGGGGGAGAAGTTCTTGGATGTGGGATCTGCTGCTGCAAGAGCGGCTGAAGCTGAGAACGAATACATCATGGACGGGAATGGACAAATCGAGCCTTCTGCCGCTGAGGATCATTTAACTCATTGGCGTATTCATGTTCAGTCTGTTCAATCATTGGGATTCAAGCAAAAAGCATCGCCTGAAATTCAAGAGCAAATGCGCCTTCATATAATGGCGACTGAATTTATGATGATCGACCATGCAATCAAGAATCCGGCCTATGCTCAAGTATTGTTAACAGTTCCGCAATTCCCGATTTATGCTGAATTGCCACCAATGCCGCCACCGCCCATGCCAATGCCAGCTCAAGTCGAGCCTAGTGGACCTTTAGCAGAACCTTCTGCACCACAAGCTTAAAATAAAAACCCCCAGGAGGATGAATTCTGGGGGGGTCTACAAGCACACGCTTAAGGAGATGCGCGTTAACTAAACCCTATATCAATAGGACTATCGAGGCAAGCCAATAATGGCCCTCAAAGGAGTTAACATGTCAGAAATAAGCACCTCAAGCATGGCGGAAAATACACCTGTAACAAGTTCTTTAACCAAAGATGGAACGATAGAGGCCGATGCCACGGGTGGACCTTTAAGTTTTGATGAATTAGGCGAAGTTTTAAAAGCTCCCAAAAAAGCAAAAGCAGAAAAGAAGGAAACAGATGTAACTTCGGAGCCGCAGAAAAAATCTAAAGACCTTACCAGTGACGCGGATAAAAGCAAAATCCCCAAAGAAAAAGCTTCAAAAGAAAAAGCTTCAAAAGAAGAAGATGAAGAAAGCGAGGAGTCCGAAGTTCCTCCAAAACCGCCCAGAAAAACAATTAAAGCGAAATTCCAAGATAATGAATATGATTTAGATGAAGAAGCTATCGTTCCCGTTAAGATCAACGGTAAAGAAGAGCTTGTTCCTATTAAGGACATTCTTGGTAATTATTCGGGCAAAGTAGCTTGGGATAAAAAGTTTTCTGAAGTAGATCAAACTCGCAAAGCAGTTGCCGCTCAAGAGCTAAAAGTGCGCGAAATATCAGATTTGATTAAGCAAGCATGGCAAGAAACTGATCCTAACATGAAAATGTTCAAGATGTCGCAGATTGCAGGGATTGATCCGGTCCAGTTTCGTGAAAATTTTCTAAAAGAAAATATTTCTATGCTTGAAAAATATTACAGCATGACAGAAGATGAAAGAAAGGCTGATGCGCTGGCCTATGAGTCTCAGATTCATAAAATGCGCGCAGACACTCTAGAGAAGTCTATCAAGGAAAAGCAAGACTTAGAGTCACTTTCCTCCAAGGTAAACGAACTCAGGGAACGTCACCAAGTTTCGGAGCAAGAATTTGTCCATAAATATGACCAATTAGAACAGATGGTTCAAAATGGTTATCTAGATGGCAAATTGATAACTCCAGAATTTATCATGGAATCCATTAAGGTTGACCGCCTGAGAGATTCTGCAGCTAAAAAGCTTGAGACTCTTGGATTGGGCTGGAGCCCACAAGAAAAAGCTCAAAAAGCTTGAAAAGCTAGTCACGAATGCTCATCAGCTCGGAATGAAGCCTGAAGATATGGCCGAAATGGTTGACGAACTCTGGGGCGTATCACGAGCTCGAAACAAAATTGCACAAAAGAAAAAGAGAATAGTGAATTCCTTTCAGGGAAGAAAGATGTTCCACAAGCAATGAAGCCGCAGGAATCACCACTGTTTTTCGAAGAGATTTAATTAACAAACTTTTGTCCCATAACTAGGGACCAAGGAGTATAAAATGAGTGCTTTCTCTATTACAGCGCAGTCCGCGTTGTTTAAAACAAAGTTCGGTAAGCTTTCAGAAAATGCTTACAATAGTGCCAATCCTTTGCTTGGTACTATCAAAAACAATATGACTTCGTAGGTGAAGACATGAAGGTAGCAGTACCGACATACTTCGCAGGCGGCGTCGGATCAGGATCTTTGCCAACTGCTAACCCAGCGTCTGCAGTAAAGGCAACTATCCAAGCTAAGCGTGTATACGCAGTAACTGAAATCGAGCGTGAGGCGTTGAAAGCTTCTAGTTCTGATGAAGGTGCTTTCGTAGAGGCGATGAAGTGGAACGTACAAAAAACTGTAGAAGCTTGGAATCGCAATGCTTCTCGTATCATGTTCGGTGATGGATCAGGTGCTTTGGGAACTACTACTGCAGCTGACTTTGTTGACGTTACTGGTACAACTTTCCAACCTGGAGAC